CTAAGTACGGTGTCTGATAAATAGATAAAGCATAATATCAATCCGAGGAACATAGGTAATGGCAAGGAAATCCATTAAGAGTAACTACTACCTTTTTGATGCTTCAGCGCGTGAGGTTATCATCCCTGGTGGTATCCAGAGGGAGCAGTTAATTCTTATTACCAACGTTACTGATAACAAGGTAATCTATAACTTCTCGGATCCTGAACTGACTGCTACTACCTATAGTATTCAAACTGATATTCGTAATGTCACGACGACTAGAGTTGTCTTAGCATATGATACATCGTCAATGTCTGACACTGATGATCTTCAGATTGTCTATGATGACTTTGAGGAGACTGTAAAACCAGCGGAAACCTACATGGACGCTGTTAATAAACAGCGTAATTCTGCACCACAGTCTCAGATTGATACTGACTTTGAGTATGGTATTCAGGATACCAAGTGGGAAGCGTTGTCGATGATCAACAACAACCCATTTGCATATAAGTCTCTGGATCCTATTGTCATTACTGATGTTCAGGCAGTAGAAGGTGAGAGAACAATTACCGTTTCCGTTGATACTAATCAATCAACACGTCCTTCTGCTGGTCATGCTATCTATATTCAAGATACGACATTCCCTGCTGCTAATGGTGTATTCATTGTAGATAGTACATCAGGCACTACAGATTTTACATACACAGCAAAGTCTGAATGGACGATTGGATCAGGTGGTATCTGGCAGAGTGCTAGAACTGCTTTGTATTCTGCTATTCATTACACAGGATCTAGTATTGGTGGTACTATTACTCTCGCTAGTGCTGGTGGTACAATGCTTGGATCTGTACAAGCTGATTGTACACAAGCACATGGTTTAGAAGTTGGTAATGAGATTGCTGTTAGTGGATCTTCTGGTACTAATGTAAATGGTTCGTGGACTGTTGCTAGAGTAGAATCTCCAACTCGTTTCTTCTACTACCCTGATGGAAGTCCTAGTGGTGGTATTAACTCTGGTACTATTAAATTGTATCCAAGACCACAGGGTGCTTCAATTCATAGATCATTTGATGGTGGAGTTAAGTTCTCTACAAATTCGATCTCCAAAAATCAACAGGCAATTAGACAGACGAAAAGATATTTCCGTTATCAGTCTGGTAAAGGTGTAGCATTCTCCACTGGTTCTATCCTAGAACCATCAATTCTAAACATTGATAGCATCACATCATCTGGTACTACAGTAACTGTTGTGTCTGAAGACGCACACAATGTAAGTAGAGACTCTACGGTTGATGTTCGTGGTGTTAGTGATAACGTATACAACGGTGTCTTCCAAGTTACTAATGTAATTGACCCATACACATTCCAGTATGTTGCTAGTTCAACTCCATCAATTGCTACTGCAGGTGGAGAATATTCTGTAACTCCTGTTAATTCTTACGGAACCAATCTTGAGATTGGTATGATGGATCAACAAAACGGAATCTTCTTCCGTTGGGCGAATGGACAACTCAGTGTAGTACGTAGAAGTGGTACTTTCCAGTTGTCTGGTAGAATATCTGTATCAAATGGTAGTACACTTGTCTCAAGTTATACTTCTGCCAATGGTCAATCAACGAAGTTCTCCAAGCAGTTAAGTCCTGGAGATTATGTTGTCATTCGTGGTTCTACTTATCGTGTTGATGGTATCATCTCAGATACACAGTTGGTTATCTTCCCTGACTATCGTGGTCCTAATGATGATGGACAACTTGCTGCTCAGAATCTAATCGTAACTAAGATTGTTGAGACTGAGTGGTTGCAATCTGACTGGAACCTAGACCGTTGTGATGGTACTGGTAAGTCAGGATACAACCTTGATCCAACCAAGATGCAGATGTTCTACATGGACTACTCTTGGTATGGTGCTGGTTTCATCCGTTGGGGATTCCGTGCTCTAGATGGTGATGTTATCTACGCACACAAGATTCCTAACAACAACCAGAATACTGAAGCATATATGAGATCAGGTAACTTACCTGCTCGTTATGAAGTTAATACAATTCCTCCTTCAACAATTACTTCTAAGACATTCTCTAGTGCAGATAGCACTCTATATGTTGCGGATGCTCCTACAGACTTCCCAGACTCTGGAACACTACGTGTTAAGAGAACTACCTCTGGAACTGGTGGTGTTCAGGAGTATGTAACTTACACTGATAAATCTGTATTTGTTCAGGATATTATCAATGTAAATTCAGGTAATGTTATTGAAGTAGCTTCTAGTGCAGGACTATCTCCTGGTGGTCAGCAAACAATTAGATTCGATACTCCATTCTCTAACGTTGTTGCAAATAAAACATACTTTGTTGCTGCTGTTCCTAACTCAACCAGTTTCCAGATCACTGATACTCAAGGATCATCTACTGGTATTACATTAACTCAGCAGGTTGGTAGTGCATTGTCTCCACTATCTCGTGCATATGCTGGTTCATTTACTGTTTCTGTAAGAGAACAAGCAGGTGCCACAGGTGTAAACTTAACGATGGCAACTAATACATCTTCTGGAAGTGTATCTTCTGCAACTGGTATTCAAGCAGGACAGAGAGTTATTGGATCTGGTATTCCTGCTGATACATACGTAGCTTCTATCAGTGGTGTCACACTTGCACTCAGTAGAGCAGTTACTTCTACCAACCCAACTAACATTACATTTGTTCCTTTGGGTTCTGGATCTGCACAGACATTTAACTATGACGAGGTTCAACCTACTAGTGTAGAAATTCTTCAGGCGACATCCATCCCACAGATCTCACACTGGGGTTCATCTGTTATTATGGATGGTGGATTTGATGAAGATAGAGCATACGTTTACTCTGCTGCTACGAAAACACAGCGAGGCATTAACAATGGAGATACAAAAGCTATTATCGCTCTGCGTGTAGCACCATCAGTTGACAATGGTATTCCTGATAACTATGGTACAAGAGAACTTGTAAATAGAATGCAACTACTGTTGCGTCAGGTTGACATTTCATCTAACGGTAAGTTCTATGTAGAATTGGTGCTCAATCCTAACATTGATACATCTGCTAACTGGGTTAATGTTGGTGGAACATCACTAGCACAGTTCGCTGCACTAAATCCCAACGCTGAATTGATTGGAGGAGAAGTTATCTTCGCGTTCTACTCTGATAACGGTGTTAACCAATATGATCTTAGTGAAGTTAAAGAACTATCTAACTGTATCCTAGGTGGTGGAACTACTAACTATGCTAGTACATCAGCACCTAACCCATCGGGTATCTTCCCAGATGGTCCTGAGGTTCTCGCTGTTAGATGTACCAATATTGCTGGATCAAACAAAAAGTTTGACGCAAGACTATCTTGGACAGAGGCACAGGCATAAATAGCAGTGCCTTACCTCTACATTCATGGAATCAAATCCACAGAAGAAAGAGGAAACCAAAAAGGAAAACAAATTTGAGTGGGCTGATGAAGGGGTTTCGACCCTGGTACGTGTTATTATTCTAGGCTGGTCAGCAGCAATTCTGACCCTTAATTATGTAACTGTTCCTGGTATTCCTCAAAAGAACATCGATCCTACTTTTATTGCCAGCGTTTTTACTGGGACTTTAGCCACGTTTGGGGTTGTTCCAGCTAAAAAGAAAGAAGATAAAGAAGTAAAAGAGGAAAAGAAAGATGCAAAAACTGATTAATGTTATCGCACTCCTATCGGGACTGACCTCATTGGCAGTCATCGCTGGGGGTGCTTATGTTGTTATCAATGAAGATGCATGGAGAGCAGAAGCACGAGAACGTCTCACTGAGATTATTACTGATGGCATCACAGATGCGCTCCCTGGTCTTCTAGATGGTGCCATTCCCGAAGTCCCAGAGGTCACAGGACCTGCTATCCCCAAATTACCATGAGTATATTTAACCACGAGAAGGAAGATTATATCCCAACAACATCAGAACCAACTAAGAAACCATCTGGATGGAAAATAATTATCACCACTGCTGGTGCATTATTTGCTATCTCACACCTAGGTCTCTTAGGTTATCTGATTGATAGGAAGGCGGAACCTCCGTCAGTTCCTACGATTAATCTCCCTCGTGGTCCTTACTCATCGTATACAATCGAAGCAGGAAAGGATGGATATAAAATTGAATATCGTGCTAATGATCCTAAAGTATTAGAGTCTGAAAGATCTCTTGATCTCGACAAAAATAAGAGAGGACTCTTTGGCGGAGGATCTGAGCAGCGAACTGAGTATCGTCGTGATCAATATACTATGGAAGGTGTGAGGAACATGGGAGGTGATGTAGGAGAGCTGGGAAAGACAGGAGGTGCCAGCGCAGAGTGCATCGCGGCGGACGCTGGAGCACGGTCTCAAGGTGCGATGGCAGGAACTAGCATCGCTGCTGGTCTCGTCGTCCCAGCGGTCTCTAGCATCCCTTACATTGGATGGTTAGCAGGTGGATGGGCATTGCTGCTAGGTCAGCAAGCAGGTGAGACTATTGGATCAGAAGTTGGTAGTGTATTTAATGATTGCTAATGGACATCAAAGATATCAGTGTCAAGGATATTAATATCCCTGACGTGGAAATAAGTGATACAATTTACTACTCTTCACCTCCTATACCTGTTGCACCACCTGTAACGATAGATATCGGCACACCAATTGTGGATATCCCAGGTTGTGTAGAGGCACATGAAACGAACAACGCAAAAAACAACCAGATCAAGTCTGATGACGAGAGAGGATTGGTTACGTATTGTGATTCTGGGGTCCCTAGTTTTAATCCTATTCAGTATGAACCTGACCAGATGATTATGACCTACCCTGCAGGGGTAGATACTAGAACACCAGAAAAACCAGAGACACCTGAGACTCCAGAGACACCTAAGACCCAGGCACCTGCTGCTACTGCTAAGGTAGAATGTCCTACGCCAGCACAAAAAGCAAAGGAACCTGTCGGTACATTGGTAGAGGGGTTCAGGAAAAAGGTTGTTGCCTATGAACTGGTGGGTAATGAATGTATCCAACGCACAGAAAAAGTCCCACTACCTCAACAGATAGTAGCGGGACTTCCAAGTGGTGGTCAAGTTGTACAGGTGGGTGGTATCGCTGTTATTGCGACGAGTTCTGCACTGCTCGCAAAACCTCTTGCTGATCTTTTGTTAAAAGCGGTGAAACCTGCTGTGAAGAAAGTGATGAAGAAGATTGCTTCCTTACGGGGGAAGAAGCCCCCAGTCTTGTCTGTAGGGGAGCGCCAAGCAGAGCAGCGTCAGATGAATCACGCTGTTCGGGAGTTGCGCTCTGTTTTTCCTCGGAAGAAGAAGAAGGAGCGGGAGAAGGGATAGCATGTACGTGTGGATGTGTATGTCCTGGTGGATTATTCACTACGACATCAGCACACACTCTCGCATACTTTGAGTTGGGATGGAATCTAATTCCACGCAACATCAAATCGCCACAATTCTTGAGTCTTGCGATCTCAAAATCTAATCTTTTATTGGCAGTGATTTGTTCATTCAATTCAATCTGAGTTCTTGCTGCTCTTTTGCATAACTCTTGCATCTTTTTATCAGTTGGTGTACTCCATGTCATAGAGAAACCAATGCCAAGATTGTAATTATCTTTTTGTCCTGTTCTTGTCGGAACATTGTAAAGAATGTCCCCAGGATTATCAGGTGCCCCGTCCTCATCAATATCTCTCATGTCATACACAGGAGAGTCATAGTATGCTTCGTAAGGTCTAGTTGCAGAAGCAGATCCTGTTACATATGGTGTGAAATTACGAGTGGGTCCTTGACATTGAATGCCACCCCCGTAAGTATTAGTGATGTAAGGACCTTGTAAAACCTGAATAGCTTGATTGGTAACTGAGCCAGAGCTATTCGCCACTGGAGCTGCTGTGGCGCTGACACCCCCTACATTCGCATGAGCGGCAGGGGAGTTTATGATTGCAGTCGGAACAATGCTTAGACATATTACTGAGAGAAGATGCTTGTAGTGTCGGTTACGCTTGTAACCTCCGTTGTTCTTTGAATAATTGTTTGTTGACTTAAACCAGGACCTTGCATCGTCTCTGTAAACTGAAACGCTCCGCCTGGATTCGTTTGTGTGAATGTTGGTCTGTTGTTGATACCTGTCCATGTCGATGTCACTCCATCAATAGTTACATTATTTGTTCCTGTGCCAGGTGAAAGATTACCTGACGATGTAATTCCACTACCAGTTACAGAGTATTGATACCCTGTGTTATAATCCATCGAGTTGATGGTTTCTGTAATCTTTTGTGTGGTCTCTGTGTGACTCGTCATGGAGCCCTGTGTGAAATTTGGGACTACTGGGACTGCACTTGCGACAGTCCCATGTAAAGCACCAAGAATCAACCCGAGACCGATTGCTTCTTGTAATCTAGACATATTTAGGTTCAGTCGATAACGGTGATCTCAGAAACGAATTGTCCTGTTGCACTTGTACCAGCTCCACCAGCCGTGACGGTAAGAACACCAGCACTGGTTACAGTACCAGCTAGGTCGCCTGCAGTTCCAGCAGTGTAGGAAAGAATCGATCCATAATTGGGAACTTGTCCTACAGTTGGAGCACTTTGAGGCAATGCATCAGCTTGTGTATAAGACTGTGAGAAACTAAATGCTGATCCAGCAGTATCTTGGGTGGCAGTAATTGTACCTGGACTGTATACACCAGAGGTGATAGTACCAGCAGATACAGCACCTGCAGTTGACCCGTCCGTAGTATCAATGTTACTACCTGAGATACTGAACGAGGAACCGATTCTGGTTGCCTGAGTTCTGGCAGCATCGACAGTCAGTTGGACACTGGAGGCATGTTTTGATACAATTCCGCCAGCGTTAGCAGCAGTAGCGGTCATCAGTAGCATAGCGAGTGGTAATAACTTTTTCATATCACTCAGATTTTGGATCCATATTTATTTAGCTTCCGTCCAATGTAGCAAGTGGCACACATTAGGGCTTGACAAACGTTAACAATTGCTATATAGTTTTGTCATACTTCTTTACAAACGACATGACTATTACAACAAACGAGTACGGACAGCAAAATCTGTTCGCCAAAGAACCTCAGATGGTAGTGGAAGACTACAATCGTAAGGGTCTCTTCTCGCCAATGCAGTATCGTGAGATGTATAATGGTCGCTGGGCAATGATGGGTATCATCTCTGGTGCTCTGTCATATGCCATCACTGGCAAACTGTTCTTCGGTATTTTCTGATACTTGACAATGACTCAATTATTGTTTACAATTACTTCCGTCGCCTTCTTCGTACTGTTGGCGTATTCTGTAGAACAACTTTCTGAAACTTACTAATGACTTTTACTATCACCCTTCAATCTTCTGAAGGTGAATCTACCTTCCAATGTGAAGACGATCAGTACATCCTCGATGCTGCTGAAGAAGCAGGTGTAGATCTTCCTTACTCTTGCCGTGCTGGTGCTTGCTCCACTTGTGCTGGTAAGGTTACTGCTGGTACTGTCGATCAATCAGATCAATCTTTTCTTGATGACGATCAAATTGAAGTAGGGTTTGTTCTTACTTGTGTAGCATATCCTACTAGCGATTGCTCTATCCTTGCGGAACAAGAAGAGGCACTTTACTGATGCTCTATACTGAAGACTCACTCATCCAAGCAGTCCAAGATCTTGGATGGGATGTTCGTAATGATGACATCCATGTAGAGATTGGTGGCACCTCAGTCTATGAGATTGATGGCGCTGGCACCAAGTGGGCACCAGTCAAAGGTACTAGGAAGTATAACAAAGATGCTTTCATTGTAATCAAAAACCGATCACGGAACCCTACGGTTTCTTCCAAACCCCCAGAAGTAAAAGAAGATGCCCAACCCTGATGCATTATGGGAGGATATCCAGAAGCTCGATGATTTGTATGAAGAGCTACTGTGGGATCCTGACGATGAACTACAATTTAC